TGCCACCTTCCAGTCTCCACCTATCTTGTGAGAGTCTGCGTCTTTGTCTAGTGGCTCGTTGTTCTTCTTTAGCATTGGCCGATTGCTTAAGTGTATTAAATGCTACTGACTTAGCCTCAGACAGCAGGTATGGGAATGCTTTAGATGGGAGGTCTGCTACAAAGGTATCAGATAATGTAAACACTGGCTCCCTGTATCCATAGCACTGTACTTTAACACTCTGTAGTGTACTATCTAAAGCAGCATTGTAGCTATCAAACACAATCACATCATTATCAAATGAGGTGTAGTACATAGGAGCTACATCATTTGTTATTAGTAACAAAACCAAGCTAGGGTCTGTGACTGTAATGACATTAGCTTTGCTACTATCTCTACGATTCACATACTCCATGAATGATGCAGGATCTTTATACTCTACTGACTCATACACATCCTTTGTATCTGAGGCAGTCCTCTTGTTATACTTAACCCATTCAACGTATCGTACATTGTCTGGGATAGTCATGTGTGTAGGTATAGTATTGTCCCCACTAGCAGTGAGTTGAAGCAACTGCCCCAAGTGGGGCCACTCCCCCTCAGTAATAATCTCAAAGAATGTTGTCCTGACAACCTGAGCTACCTGCAAAGACTCCACACTATCGTTAATACTATTAACAGTATCACTATCCATATCAGATAGTATGTCCTGAACTATTTCTAATAGAGTGAGCTTTGCCATTAGATCTCTCCACTCGTATTGCGGTCAATAAAGATTGTAGCACCTACAGTAGTTAACGTACCTGTGTCAGTACTTAGAAAGAATTGCCCTCCGTTAGCTACGAATGTGGCTAGACAGAAGATTGGAAATCCTATTGATATAGTGTATGGAGGTGTTTTAGTCACTGTAATGTCTCTTGCAGCTATTATGATAGTAGGTGATGTTGTTGCACCAATATCTAAGTCAATTTCCAAGCTAGTTGGAGTACCTGTCTTCGCTGTGATAGGGAACTGTAATCGTAAGTTATAAGTATCACCTGCCAGTATAGGAGTGAGGCGGCTTGTTGATACGTCCCAAAGCTCACCACTACCTCTAATCTCTCTAGGCAAATACGCAGACTCACTTGTAGCACCTAGACCATTGATAAGCAATTTGGATGAAGAAGTAGTAAATGTTTGCCCTGCTGTATTGTCAGCATAGTGGCCCCATCCTTGAGGAAGGTATAACCACTCGCCAGTATCTGACCCTCTGGCCATATACATTTGACCATTAAGTGCTGTGCTTAAGCCTTTAGGCTCATGCCTCTCGGCATCTGGAATCACATTATGTTCTATTGCCAAGTCATTCTCCTAAATAAGAAAAAGGTTGGGGGTTTTTACACCCCCTTCCAATTAGTTGCCTACTTTCTCAACAGTATATTCTACTGTTACCCGACCTTTACCAGTTAACAGGTCATCTACACTAGGTGCAACAACCAGTTTACCAGCAGCAGAACCGACACCAGCACCAACCAAGGCACCAGCACCAACTACATTCAAGCCACGGGTAAGGATAGCAGCTTGGGTAGCTTCAGCAGCGGCAACCAAGCCATCTGCATCAATCGTACCACCGGCAGCAGTTTCCAAACCAATGAGCAAGTCAGTGGTAGTAGATGTTGAAGTGAAGCCTACTAAGATCTCCAAAGAAGCAGAGACAATCTTTGCGTAAGCAGGAATGCTCACACCCAGACTATCAGTGCTACCAGTAGGCAAATCATTAAAGTCAAAAGTCCACTCAGCAGTCTTAACAAGACCAGTGTCATTTCCAGCACGACCATACTTACCAGTAGTGGTTCGTGGGCCATAGTGTACGGCAACGCCTCGTACAGCAGCAGTTTCAATACTCATATTCTATCTCCTAGTAAGTAGTTGCAGAAGTTAAGATAACACCAAGCGTATCAACACGCTGTGCGCCAAACCCGAATCGTGCAGAGGTCTGGAATCGGTCTTCCCGCAGTTCTGATTCACGCCATCCTTCCACAGAAGGTTGACGACGCCATGCTCTCATCATAGGACGAGTATTGTCATCAGCAATACACATAGCAATGTTAGCTACCTGACCAGCAGTACCTGTTACAGCACCACCATCACGATCTGTTACGGAGGTAAGATCACCACCAGTAACTGCCAGACGGTTGGATGTATAAATGTCCCAGCCAAAGATGTTCTTCAGGAACTTGTGCTCACGAGCAAAGCCTTCAGTGATAACGCCTTCAAACATTGGGTTGTTGGATACGTTAACCAAGTTAGAGATGCTGTTGATTGACAGTTCCACGATGGGATCTACAAACAACACACGACCAGAGCTAGGTACGTTAGCCTTATCAAATGCGAACTTCATATAAGCAAAGTCCATCAGTTCCATTTGCAAAGTAGTACCACCACCATAATAACGGTGAGCAACGCTGTTAACTAGGTTAGCAGAGTTCTCTACCTGTGCATCGTAACAAGCCTGCAAGAACTTAGTTTCCATGTTCTCTTGGATAGCACGAGTTGATTCCATTGCCATTGCAGCAGCAAGTTGGTCGATCTGTGAACCATCTTCTCGAAGCTCATCTGATACAGACCAAGCATCACCAATGTAATCAGTGATAGTCAGTTGTACATTGCTTGAGTCAATGGGGTTGAAGGTCATTGCAACGCCTTCCTGTACATCCTGAATGGTACGAGTACCAACAGTCTTGATGTTCAGGGTAGTGCCTTGACCGAAGTCTGAGACATCACGAGACAAGCCTTCGGGCAACATGCCGTCTTGCAGGTTTTCGATGATGAATTGTGAGTACTGTTGCGCTTCAATAAACGCAGTACTGTTACCTGTATTTTGAGCAGCCATTCTTTATTCCTCTATTGTGCAGTTGGTTTTGCATTACGCCAAGCGTTCACCATGTCTTTTGTAGATGCCCCAAAGGGAACCTTCGCAGAACGTGACTCTTGGTTGTTGTGTTGCATAGCTTCCGTGTTAACACTACTAAAGGTTTTGCCCGGCAGACCAGAAGTCTTAGCGGTCAGGCCCATTAGCTTTAACACAGCAGAAGGAGCAGTTGCTGCAAGATTATTAATCTGTTCCATGCTCAAGCCTGCTTCTTTAGCAGTTGAGTAGAACACTTCTTCAGCCTTCTCTCCATATACCTCACCTACCTTAGTGATAACTGAATCTAAGTTACCCTTCTGGAGTTCGGCAGTTTGTCGAGCAGTTAGTCTACTATCAACCATTTGCTCTATTTGCGCTAGATCAACAGTCCCAACAGAGGGTGTCTCTGATTTTTCTGTAGTCTTGCTTTCAAGACGCTGTAGTACTTCTTCAGCAGACTGCCTACGAGATACTTCCGCACGTAACTCTTCCATCTCAGCTTGGAGCTTAGAGATGTGGTCATTAGCATGAGGCAGACTCTTTAGTGCAGACTCTACGTCTGAGTACTTCTGTCGTCCATCTTCACTCTTGATAGTTGCCAGCAGGTCTGCATAAGCATCAACGGTGTGTGAAGGTTCCTGAGCTTGAGCTGTCTCAGTAGCAGCCTGTGGCTGGGTAGCCTCAGATTCAAATATACTGGCTTGGTCGGCCATGTTATCTCCTATGGAATTAGATCCAATAGTTTAAGTAAAGTTCTTTTGCTTCCTAATTGGTCAGCTTGGAAGAAAGGCCAAGCATTTAAATCATAGGATTCTTTGCTCATCATATTCTTATCAATGACCCGAACATCTTCTTCAATAATGTTCTTAAGAACAGAAAAGATCTCGACAGCGTGAACTAGACGAGTCTCAAATTCTTTCTTCTGGTCATCCTTTAGGTGTTTAGTCCAGCGCATGGACATAGACCTAGTGGTCACTGGATCACCTCCTGAGGTGGTTGTTCCGGGGGAAGTCCCGGTTGTACTGGGGTTTCTTGTTCAACCTGCATCTGCTCTTGTAGACCACTCATAAGCTGTTGAGTCTCAGCCTGTTCAAAGATAGCTATGTTCTCACGAACAACAGAATACTTCTCCCATCCGAATAGTTCTTCAATTGCTTTGGCAAGGTTCTTAGTGGATACATGAGGAGCTATCATCTGCCCTACTGGGCTACCAAATACTCCTGCCATGTTCTGTACTAACTGAGCTTGCGCTGCGAAGTGGCTAGACCCTAGAGGTCGTAGCTTTCCACTAGCCTTAATGTCTTCCTTAGTCACTGATAAGAAATCTACCATGCCTAAGTCATCATTAAGTATTCTGACAACATCTGCCCCCACTAAGTTCCTACGACCTACCTCTAACATAATGTTGAGGATAGGCTCGATGAATTCTTTCTCGAACTTGCTGATCTTATCTTGGAAGAGTCTACCAGCAGCGTTCTGTAGTTGTTGTACTTCAAAGGCTGTCTTCTCACCGGGAGTACGAATACCCATAGCTTCTCTAGGAGCACCAGCCATCTCATCCATGAGACTCATCAAGTAAGCAATCTCATTGTTAACTTGGAATGCAGCTACGTTAGGCGACAATAGTTGCACTGAGCCATCACCATCAGAGATGTGGATCTCTGCGTCTGGCCCCCATTCAAATGCTTCCACATCACCAGTGATTACTTTAGGTGGATGGATAGTTAAGTCTAAGGCATCAGCCTTAAGGTTCTCTAGGTGGTCTATACGGTACTGCATACCAACTAGGTTTTCTAATGGCCCCATTGCATATAGATTGTCTGGACGTTCTCTCCAGCCTACATGAGCACGAGCACCATGACCTAGCCATGATGGGTTCTGCTCCTTTCGTGCAATGTACTTTCTATCAAAGACAGTGATGGTATAGTTCTTGTGGAACACACCGGATTCATGGTCATAAATATCACCCTCAAACTCTAGGATCTCTACATAGCCAGAGGTGTAATACTCACTCATACTTCCAAAGCCGTCAAGGAGATAACCTTCAGCCTTATCCAAATCACTGTCCTTATAACCACCCAGAAGGGTGCGTACTTCTTTGACCTTTGCAATAGCAGCAGGATCATAATTAAGATCCATTCGTTCTGCGATGTCTTGCTCTAGCTCACCAATCGACTTAACATATCTAGTAATCTTGGGGCTGCTCGTGAAGCTAGGAGCAACAGGGTTAAATACAATATCAAAGGGAGATGTTCGCATAAGCTTAGGGCCAACATATCCTTTAATGATTTCACCAGTTTCCATATCTGTGACTTCTTCATTGACAAAGATGACTTCTCCAAATACGTTGCCATAATCAATGTAGTCATACAGCAGTTTAGCTATGGTTAGCTCAAACCCAGAGCCTTTAGTTTTGTTCTTCATGTAGGATTCAATGCCTTCCCTCTTAGTCCTTACATCGTCATCGAGGTTATCACCTTCCCATTTCATCCAATCAGGATTGCTGAATAGAGCAGCCATATAGTTAGCATGTAGATTATCTCTGATCTGTGCCAACTTAGGTGTAGTAGTAGAGTTCTTCCAAGGAAGAGTCCGGTTACTTGTAGTCGTCGTGTCAGTTGCGAACAGGAAATTACGAAGCTCCTTCCACTCTTGTTCTTTAACATCACGTTGTACCTTCCATTGTGAATACATAGATACGATGTCTGAGGCTAACACCTCTGATCGTAGGATATTCTGTAGCTCTAAAATCTTACCTGCGATGTTAGTATCCTCCTACAGAGTTGGACTTAAGTAAGTTCTCTGTCTTTGTGATTATCTGTAAATTATAAGGCACATGCAAACCACATACATTTTTACCTTGCAGTGGTACGATATGGTCTACATGGTGTACTACACCTGTCACATCAGATCGCAGTTCCCGCATACTGTAGATTTCTTCCATGAGGAATCCATCTAGTTCTGTCTGTACTCGGGGTGTAGCTCTCAACTTATTCGCTCGCCTCTTATTTTCATTCTTTAGTTTAGTCGCTCTATACTTACCGGATTCTTTCGCAGTCTTCTTCTTGTAGAACTCTGGATCAGCTTCTACTTGTCTCGCTATCCACTCTCTCACAGATTTTAATTGATACTCCTTCTTACAAGGAACACAATACATTGCTCTCGGTGAACGTGTAATGAATTCCATACTACACATAGTACAACTTGCAGTAAGTTCCTTATGGCGACGCTTACCTGCCAAAGGATACACCTCCAAAGCGTGAGTGACTTATGACATTGCTGTTCTTTGTTTTCATGTATCCAGTTCTCTTTGGTGGGATAGATATCTCTATCGCTGAAGTAAGCGCATCTTTAATGTCATCATGCGGTGGATGAGAGGCCGTAAGCTCTTCTTCGAGAGTCTGACAATGACCACCACGGTAATGCCACATAGCAAGATTATCATAACGAGGCTCAAGGACAGCAGCAATGCGCTCTTCTTTAGTGCCCTCATGTCTGTTTGGTCTATGCTCTTCAACTGATAAGGCCAGTCCGTATTGTTTGATCTGTTCCTTTAACTCGCGAACAATAGCCTGTTGTGCTACAGTTACCTCCGCTCTGATCTTTCTAAATCCCCACTTAACATTAGCTTGCATTACTTTCTCGAAGTACTCTTTGATCCTATCTGTCTTGAATCGTTCAATGTCCATCACATAGATGTTACCTTCAAAGTCTACACCTACTATAGCAATGGCTGTGAAGTCAGCCTTCTTCTTGAGACTGAATGCAAAGTCAATTGCAGCAAAGACGTTCAGCTTTCTCTCCTTGTAGAACCAGTAGCCTTCATCTTGCTTCAAGTGCTTCCTGTCATAGTACTGGAAGTTCTTAGCACTGATCCCTGATCCAGTAGGATCATTAGGGTTGTTATAATACTGAGCATAAAACTGAGTCTTGTCTAGGTACTGCCCTCGCTTCTTGGCTAGTATCTGTGCATCAAACCCAAACCACTTGCCGTCATTCCTTCTCATCTTAGGCCAGAGGAACTCACCTCGACCATCACCTTGATCTTCAACTACTCTCTCGAACAGCTCATAGATATTATCCGTACCTATCAACTCTCCCTCTTCATCGTAAATGTCTTCCTGCATCTCCTGTAGATCGCTGTAGAGGTCACGAGGATGATACCTAGTACCTACTACCCACTCCAATGCTCCGGGGTTCTCAATGGACGACAGGAGGCTGTACTGCGTCCTGACCTTGTTACGTCCATCATTCGTGTAAGCGTTCTCCTGCACGATCACATCATCTAGTACTGCTATGTCACAGTGTAAGCCTGTGATACTCGTAGTCAATCCAGCAGTAAAGATAGTTGGATCTCGTACACCTTCCTGCTTACGCTTAGGGTGATCTACTGAGATCTCTCCAGTAGTCCACTTCTCTCTCTTACCCTCCTGAGGGTTAATCATCTCAGGCCAATACCTAGTATAGATCTTGCTAGTTAAAATGTCCTGTATGGCTTTCAGTTGCTTCTCAGCAAGGTTTGCTGTAGAGGAGATGTAAAGTATAGTCACCTCTGGGTGCCTAGTAATCTCCCAAGCTACCCTGTAGGCAACCATGATACTCTTCTGATGTCCTCGTGGTAACAAGGTTAGCTGATGGGACTTAGCGTCCGACCTATTCCACCACTCAATCAACTCTTCATGTATGTTACCTAGTAGCCTGTGAGGAGATACTAACTTAATGAATGTTAGTAGATCTGTTTC